CCCATTTTCCCCGCATCAAGGACTATCGCATCGACCGGTGGACTGCAAACTAGGGTGCCCTTGGACATGCCTTTCTTTGCGACCGAGATGAGATAGCCATTCTTCTCCAAGTCCTTGAGCATGTCTTTATACATAACTCCGGACTCCACGCACTCCGACTGCAACTTCTTCTTGACCACAAAAATCTTCTTGGTGTCAGGCTCCATCCTGATGACCAACTCCCCACGGGGTGCCTGTTGCGACACTGACCCAGTCCTAGCATCACAAGCATCATCGATAACTAGGGTGTTCTGAGCCATGTACTTGAGGATGAAGTGCGAAATAAACGAACTTGGGTCACTACCTGTAGCCTGATTAACCTCTTTTAACCCACCGATTATGCCGCTATAGAAATCATAGATCCGGGTCAAGTTGTAGTCGATAAGCCCAAGTTCCTTGGCAATGTGCCCCCCGGTTAGATTGACTGCGCCTAACGTAGAGTAAAACCGATAGGATGAATTTAAAGACAGTTGAGTGTTAAACATAGCCACATACTTCTTGACCATCTCAATTGCGGCTTCTTTGTTGTTTTGGATCGCCGTGATGTAGGGGAACCAAGCATGCCCATAGTTCTCCATAAGTTCTTCATCAAAGATACGAATCCCATCCTCAGTGCTGATGAGGTCAGTAAAGCCCACATCGTATTCCACACAACGAAAGATTTCCCCTTTTGGCAGATCCTTGAGGGTGTGCAACTTATCGTAATGCGAGGAGTTTCCGGTAGTCACACCAACTGTCTGCCATGTCTGCTTGTTGGCACGCAGGGTATTGGCGTTTGAGTTCATGCGATCTCGACCCCGCCCTTGGGTCACACCATAGAGGAAGTTCGATAGTTCTTCAGCCTTGATGTTGGTCAGTTCGTCTACTGTGAGGGGTAGGTTATTGAGCACCCCCATCCGTACAATCAAAGATGCTTTAGTATCTTCGGGGTTACGCATCGGGTCTTCCGGGTTGCCCCATATGGAGTTAATCATCCGTAGGATCGTGGATTTACCCGTGCCAGACTCTTTGTGGATCAGGTGCAGTAGAACGCCTTTATGGGCACTAGCAATCTTCAGTAGTGGCGCCCCAAACCCAGTTAGTGCGGCAAAGGCTCGGTTCTCCAACCCATCCATAGCGTATGTATTAAAGGAGTTTTTCCACCCTTCAAGTGTTCCCTTCTGTTCATACCAACCGATCATGTCAGAGGTTGTCACTGTTGGAGGCACATAGCGTTTCTTGCCGTGCTCGACTTCAATATCTCCAACTACAAACGAGCCACGCTTAGTCCATCCAAACTGATGGTGGGCTACTTCTGCTTTCTTTTTCATTTGTAGTTCACTCGCCGCTTTCATCAAATAGATCTGAAGTTCTTTCCAGTCGTATGTAATCACCCCCCGCCGTGCCAACTCAGACCGCATCGTGTCCACAGACGATATAGCCGCCATGGCTACAGTAAAGTTTCTTACTCCGTCTTGTGGGAGGTGCAGTCTCATCCAAGCACTATCGCCCTCTTCTTGATCGTGTATCCGTTGGATTACAAACAGGTCGTGGGGGTAGATTAAAAGTTGGTCGTTGTCTTTTGCGTTGCGGTAGATACCCCCGTTTTTGCCCCTAAAATACGGCTCGGGAAGTTTGGGTATATCGTAAGAAACCTCGGTATTATCGGGTTGTTTAACCACAACCTCAGTAATTTCAGACGGCTCAATCTCGGTGCCAAGCATGATCGGAGTGCTAATCTTGCCTTTGTGAGGGCATCCCTCACACCCACTCGGATTGGCTTCTTCAAATGTCTTGCAGTAGAAGGGACCAGCCGTATCGTTAGCCCTGCGCTCAGTCTCATCAAAGTCATAGTCAGGATACTTCCGAGAGATCTTATGGATCGCATCATCCCGATCTATACAAGCATTGGCAATTGACAACCCAGCACGCCAAGAATTTCTATCTATAGTCTCTTGCTCGGTATAGATCCTCCACAACTGCTGGCAACCCGTACCCACTTTTGACTTCTGCATGATCTTTTTGAACGAGGAAACTTTGTTTCCCATCAAGGCTTTAGTCAGTTCGCTAGGCTCTCGCTTTACGGATTTGGATAAATCTACCTTTCTTTCTACTTTCGGTAAAAGTTCTTTTAGTACGTCTGGATCATATGGCTGCTCGATGATTGCCAACAAACGGACAGGGCGGGGGTCTTCTTCTTTGAAGTTGTATGTTCCCGGCACCCGCAGAATCCTAGCCGCATCGGCAGTGCAACTGTCGTCTAGGTATAAATCCTTGATTTTGCATAGACTCTCCAACCCATCGGCAAGAGGTTGCCAATCATCTTTGGTCAGAGGTTTGGAGAAGGGCCAGTATGCGTGTATCCCACCGCCTGAATCTACAATGATTGGGTCGGGTAGTTTGGTCTCTTCTAAGAAAACTGCTAGGGCTTCAATCGCCTCTTCTTTGGTGGCGTAGCCCTTGTTGGTTTTTGCCTTATCTTCCCCGCAGTCGATGTCTACCCATAGACTTTTAATAAGTTGGACGTTATCTTGCGCCCGTGGTTTGGGTGCCTTTGGGTCCTTGAAGGTGGCAAGTGCGAAGTAGACATCACGGCGTTCCCCCAAAAATTTTTGGATTGCCTGATCTGTCTCTTCGATCTTGCTAAAGAAGGATTGGATGACCGGATACTTCTCCCCGGACTTAATTCCAGTTATGCAGTAGTGCCCTTCCCCAGCAAGAATAGCGCTCAAAAATTCTTGCATTTCAGACTTTCTAATCTGCTAAGTTCTTAATAAACTCGTTGATCTCCTGAGCGATCTTGGCCCGTGGCTGTTTTGTGCCAGCAAACCATGCGTAAATCGTCGCTTTAGAAACACCGAAGTAGTTGGCAACTGTTTGTACCGGCACTCCCTTATCGATGCAGAGTTTGCCAAGCGTGACCCCAACTAAACTTGGATCGGCTTCTTCGTTGCGTTTGACTACAAGTTGTGTATACCCAATCACGATAGCCCCACTTAAAAGAAAAAGAGTCGGGTTTCGCTAACCTTGCCCGACGCAAGTTTTGAGCCGCACTTAGCGAATAGTGCTTCCGGGGGAGGAAATGGTGAGGTACTTGTAGCCCTTGCAACCGGTGTGTTCATTGACCGGACCCCCGAGGGAGAGGCTACTTTCCCTCGTGACTTTTACTGATCGTCCCACTCATCAACCAAGTCTGCCGCACTCTTGGCAACAGTCTCTTCAGGTTTCTTAGCGGTACGCTTCACAGGTTTCTCTTCTTCTACTTCCTCTACCACTTCCTGTTTTACTTCAGGCTTAGCGGCTTTGGGGGCAGAGGGTTTGGGTAGTGCAACACGTTTCTCACCGACACCATCAGTCTGCGCCACATTCATAGTGATGGCGTTCTTAGCCTCGGTCGTTTGAGCCTTGAGAGAGCAGAGGTTATGCTCGTTCTCTTCCAGCGGACGCACGGGGTAAAAAGCAAGTTTGGGAGTGGCGCTGTCAGTGTCAAAGCGCATCTCGGTAACAACATCTTCTACGTTGACGTTATGAGCCGCCAAGTATTTGACGTAGGCTTGCAGAGGCATCTTGCCGTTCTCGACTTTACCGAAGATAGAGGTAGCAGGAAGCACCAACTGATAAACGTCTCCGTTCATGTCGTGTGCAAGCACAACTGCCAAACGCTGGGAGTAACGGCAAGCACGACCACCGCCACTGCCTGAGCCAAGCACGTTCTGAGAACACCCATTACATGTAGCGTTCTGTGCCTCTTTCACACCCGAGTCAGGACGCACGCCATCAGAAGACCAGCAAGCGGGGGAGACCTGAGTGCCCTCTTCGTATGTGCCTTCGTAAAAGGTACGGCTAACATTCTCTGCCGCAGACACAATCACGACCTTCATGGAGCGCTCATCGGACTTAGCGGTTTCTTGCCCACCGACCATCATGCGGAAGACACCCCCACGGATGGAGATACGCTTGTTTTGACTTGCACCCATAAGGGCCTTCGTGGTCGCACTCAAGCCACGATTCTTCAAGTAATCGGGCATGTTGCCCTTAAAAAGTGACAATTCACCACTCATTTGCTTCTCCTTACGGTTACAGAATAACGAGTCTCGGCATTGAGACCCTGCGGAAGAAGACCCGGATTATCCTCAAGCCAAGTCTTCATGTTGGTCTGATGCACTCGTCTCTCTAGTAGATCGTAGGCATCGTGTTGACGGATGAAATCGTACATAGCCGCCCAGTCAGAGGGCCAAAACCTAGTCTTTGTGGACTTCATGACCGTCCCGAACGGGGTCTTGATACTGTCAGCCCCGGTCTCTTTGCATATGTCCAACAACTTCTGCTCAATAATCTCCATCTGCGCCCGTATATTTGCCTCTTCCTCATCAAACTCTCGTTGCAATTCCTGCAACTTATCGCGCATCTTGATGTAGACCTTTGCTAACTTATCTGCTCCGATTTCACTCATTTTTGGCTCCTAATGGATTGTCTACTACCTTGTTAACTTTGTCAACTTCTTCACGAAAAAGTTCCACAATTTTTTGATGTAGGTCTTGTTTTTTTCTTAGACTACTGTAAACCCTTGATTCTACAGGACTTCCTTGTAGATGAACTACAGTTAGTTTGTTTACTTGCCCCTTGCGGTGCGCCCTTGCATTGGCCTGTAGGTAGGTCTCTAGGCTCAGGGTGGGGCCAAACCAAATGATCGTATCGGCCCTTGTCAAAGTAAGTCCATGTGCCGCCGCTTGAGGCTGAATGACAAGAACTTTGGGGTTGTCCTCTTGCTGGAATCTCTTAAAGATGTCAGTGCGCTTCTCGGCTGGAACGTCTCCCGAGACCTTGGCGTTTGTAATCCCAGCCTTGGTCAGTTCCTCGCAGACCACTTCGATTGCATGACGGAAAGGCACGAAAACCAGCACCTTATGCGAAGTCTCTTCGATCACCTCCAGCATGGCGCTAATGCGGTTTTTTGCATCAAAGGCAATGACCTCCCCGTTGTCTGAGTAGACCGCCCCACAGGATAACTGCAGAAGTTTGTTCATCAGAGTCGCCGCATTTACTGCGGAGATTAGTTCGTCTGCGGCATGAACCAGCATGTCCTTCTTAATTTGGTTGTAATAACGGTCCTGCTGCGCCGTGAGGGGAATATCACGATTCACATAAACAACTTCTGGTAAGTCTAGACATTGCTCCTTGGTAAAGCGCAGGGCGGGTTGAAGTGCCTTGTGGACTATATCGACGGAGTCTTTCCGGGGAATCCACATGTACCTTGAGAGTTGCACCATCACCATGTCTCGCCAACTATTCTTGGACCGGGGCACTCGGTCGGGAGAGACCAATTTAGCCAGCCCGTAGGCATCCAATGGGGTTTGTGCGGCAGGGGTGCCAGTCAGCATCCATAGCCAAGTCTCGTTAAATAAAAGGTTGTAGAGGCACTTCCATCTACGGGTAGTGTGGTTTTTGTAGGCGTTTGCCTCATCCACGATAATGAGATCAAATCTCTGCTCCTGAAGTTCTTTTAGGATGATCTCAACCCCGTCGTAGTTGATGATGACGAAGTCGGCATCACCTTGAATAATTTCTTTTCTTCTTTGGGGCTTGCCGTAGGCTATGTCCACCCGGCGGTGCATGGCGAATGTAAAGAGGTCTTGTTGCCACGCAGATTGCATGATTGAGAGGGGGCAGATCACCAGCACTCGGTTGATGACGCCTAGTTTCATTAGGTAGTCAGCCGCCCAAATACAGGACGCCGTCTTGCCAGTCCCCTGCTCGTTGAAGCAAAACGCCCTTTGGTGGAGGCTCAGGAAAGAGGAGGTATCTTTTTGGTGACCCATGGGTTTGTGAAACCCAGTCCACTCGTAGTCCCGTAGGATCGGGGAGGGGATGTTCTTGATGTTTAGTCTACGAAGCATTTGGGCTTCGTCTATGCCCCACTTGACCAGCACCTCGGAGATGCCGTCTTCCTCTTTTACCAATCGGCTTTTCTCGACACAGGCAAGGACGGGGTCAGGATTCTTAAGCCGCAGTAGTAGGGCTTTATCGTTAATGATTTGCATTGGCTCTCAGCACGGGCTACCGGCCCGAGTCGGGTTAGGGTTACTTCTTTTTTTCTCGACTACTTACTTCCGACACTAATTTCTTAGAAGAGTTCCGCTTGAACGACCTATTTTTTGACGGACTCTCTAGTTTTACCCCTTGACTATTGCTCCCGCCTTTTGATAGGGCACGCTTATGGGCAATGTCTTTGCCTTCTCGGGCATCTGCCTTGCCGTTCCCGTTGGTATCTTTACCTTCCTTGTCCATCTTGCGACGGGCACGTTGTCGCTCCATTCGGTTGTCGTGTTCGTTCCGGGTTTTTTGAAGTTGGTACTCACGTTTATAAGGACGGGGGGATTTGGTGTATGGCATCTTATGTGTTCCTTCCGTTGTGCAAGCACTTAACTACCGGACAGTACGCCTTGCAAGTGAAGTTTGGCTTCGGATTCCAAACATCTTCTTGGTAGGTTTTACTGAGCCAAGAGTAGTTAGCAGACCATTCCTGCATTATCCCAAGAACATCGGATCTTTGGTAGGTCCTTCTTACAAGGTCACTACACACTAAAAACAACAGTCCAGCCTTGATTTCTTGGACTTCTGGGAAGTGGGCAAAGGTGCAAAGAGCCATCAGATCTAACTGCTTGGTGTCTGCAAACTTGCTGGATTTCCCCGTCTTGTAGTCCACAATCTTGGCAATTTTCCCATCCACGATGACTAGGTCAGCCACTCCACGGAGCCAAACATTGGGGGCAAAGAACCCACAGGCTTCACCCCGCTCGGTCAGCCCCATCTTGAGTTCTGTATGTTTGTCCCCGGGCAACTTCTTCAGTGCTATCAATGCAGGTTCAAACTGAGCAAACTCCGGAGGGATCGGGGTGTCACTCTTGACGTAGTTCTCTGCCGCCTCATGCACCCGTGTGCCATACAGGAGCACTTCACTCTCGGGTTCAACAACGTCCTTCGTTACCCGTAAGTGGTAATACTTTTTCGGACATTGCTGAAAAAGGGTGATGCTACTGTACGACCAAGTAGGTGATTTCATTTGTGCTTGATGGCGTTGAGTAGAAGTTTGGACTCGACCAACAGTTTTAGTGCCAACTCTTCTGCCTCTTTCTTGCGACCTTCGTTCATACAATCGTTTATATCTCTGAGGATCACACGTGCTTTGATAGTGTGTGGTGCGTAATCCATAACGTCAGCAATCTGCATATGTCTTTCCCCATCCGACTTCACAATTAACAGGTAAACCTTCTGCCCAATCAGGCGTCCACTTCATGCACTCTTCGATGTACTTGGCGGCTTCCTCAACTTCTTCGTCTTTCACCGAGCACATGATGGCGTCGTGAACTGTCAAGACTACCCGATACTTCTTGGCGATCCTCAACATTTGCTCAGCCACGATGCACCTAGCAAGAGCCTGAACTACGTTTTCTACTACTTTTCCCCCATAGATGTAAACCGTCTCTTTTCTAGACTTGTAGGAGAACGTGTGTTTCTCTACGCCACCCATGACGCCGTCTGTATTGCGCTCCAAGTGGGGGTAAATGATCCTAAGACCGCTGGGTAGGAGGATACCTTCGCCCGATACAGTAACCACCCCAGTACGTCCAAACTTTGCCGGACGATCAAAAAGCAGTCCATCTAAAACATTTTTACCTTCGTTCCATAGGTTGTGGATGCGAGGATAAGTCGATCTGTAAACACGGATGATGCGCTCTGATTCTTTCTCGTCAATGCTCACACCCTGCAAACGCAACATCATCTGAAACTTAGCCGCACCCATGCCGTAGCCACATCCAAGAATCACGGTCTTACCAAAAAATCTTTGCTCCTTCGTGACCTTCTCTACTGGTATGCCATAGATCTTTGCCGCCATGATCTTGTAGACATCCTCATCGTTAGCAAAATTTTCTACCAGATCGTTTTGTTGAGATAGCCAAGCCAAGGTTCTCGCCTCAATCTGCGAGGAGTCAGCGTCAATTAGGGTATACCCGACAGGGCTACAAATTGAAGTTTTAATCTTTGACTTGCCATCTCGTGCGGGTAAGTTCTGTAGGTTGACCTTATCAGCACCGCCCCATCTGCCCGTGTGAGCCGCATAGTATTTGAGAGGAACGGGGAGTGTGCCCCGTTTGCCAATGTCGATGAACCTTTGAGTTCTTGTTTCTTCAAGCGTAGTCTTGACTCCCAATCGGGCTGCGACCAAGTTTTGCACCGACTCTTCGGGCGAGTCCAGCAGTGCCTTGAATGACTCGTCAGTCTTGGAGAAAGCCCAAGTCACCTTGCCTGTTCGTGGTGAGACCTTTTTAGGAGGATCAATACCCAAGGCCATCAGCGCTGTGGCGAACTTCTCGTTAGACATGATGATTTCTTTGTTGGCTTCAGCACTTGCCAACAACTCTTCTTTACGCTCCACCACCCCCACCAGATGTTCCTCCAACACCGGCACATCAATGCATAACACCGGCTCTGAGAACATCTTTATCGTCAGATCGATCAGTTTGAGTTCTTTAGTAGGTATAGACGGCTTTAGTTTTTGGAACAAGTTATAGGTCAGCCGCACATCGTTTTGGCAGTATTCCCCATAGGCTTGCAACTCATCACTTTTAAAGAACGCCCGTCGTTTGCCCATGGCGTTAACAACTTCTGTTCCCTTTACTCCAAGCCCGTAGTGTTCGGACAGGGCTTTAAGACTGCCCCCCACCTCCGTACCATGAATAGGTCTCGCCATCGACAGAGTGTCGATCCACCCCTTGGGGGAGATGCCAAACGACCACGACAGAATCGCCGCATCGAACATGGCATTGTGGGCAACGGCTAAGGAGTCAGCCCAGTTGTATTGGGTGAGGAAGTTTCGGGTCTCTTTATGGCTTCCACTGAACCACTCAGGCTCACCATTATCAATCTGCACGGCAACACCAATGACTTCAAATCGGTCATCCCGAATGTATTCTTCCGTGGTGATCTTAGATAGGGAGTATTCTTTGTCGTAGTAAGTCTCAAAGTCAATGGTAAGGATGTTCATTTTTCTAGGGTCTCAATCAGTTTGTTTAGATACCACTGGGCTTTTTTAAGATCCTGTATGGCATCGTTTTTGTACCCAGTCCTACTCAGGTACTTGAGTGCCGTCAGTCGCAGGTGTCCTCTAAACTCTTCCGGGGTGCTCTT